GTGGCGGCGCTCGCGACGTTCCGCTCCGGCCGGTTCATGCCGAGATCTGTGAGCGGCTGAAGCGCGGCCTGGGCGGGCACTTTCCATGCGCCACTGAGCGGAAAGATTTTATTTGTTTGCGACAGGAGCGAACCGAGCGGGCCCATCGCCGAGGTCGGGGCATCAACCAGCTGTTTCGCTAGGCCGCTCCCGCCTTGCGATCCGGATCCGCCGCCCCCGAACATCCCCATCAACTGGCCTGCGATGCCGCCGCCGGCTGCAAGTCCGCCGACCTGACTGAGCGTCTGCATGGGCGACCGCGGGTTCGTTGTCTGCCCGATTCGCGCGTGCAAATCAACCAGCTGAGAATTCTTCGCCTTGAACTGCTGCTCCATCTGCGCCCGCTGCTGTTGCAGCTCGGCCAGCGCTTGCAAATGTTCCGGCGATTGCGAGGTATCTTCCTTGCCGGCCCCGCGTGCTCCTGTGTAGGGATCGATCTCGCCCGGTTTGGCTTTCGCCGATTCAATAAGGTCGCGCTGCTTGCTCTCGCTATCGCCCATCGACCCCTTGAGCGCAGAGATCGCATCGGCCAGTTGCTCCGCTTGCTGAATCCCCTCGCCCAGCTGCTGGGGCGTTTTGAACGTCTCGACTGTCCCCATCACCTTGTTGACGATGCCGCTGAGACCCTGACCGAGTCCAGCCAGGCCGCTAGCGCCTGCAGCTCCCCCGGCAGCGCCAGCACCGGTTGCGGCGGCCGTAGAGCCAGCGGCTACGCCCGAAGCGCCCAGCGATTCCAGCAGCGGCAATAGTGCGGCAAGTCCTTGGATCATGTGACTACCCCATCATGTGCGGTGCATCGGGCTGTTGAGCGCGGGCATTGTTGTAGAGGGCCACGGCCTCTTCGCGGTTGCTGGCCATGGCCTCATACCAATCCAGCGACAGAGTCGGGCTGAGGGCCCCGCGGATCGCGGCTACGAGCCAGAAGGCCCGACGGCGGTCGATTCTCTCTCGGTGGAGCCAGAGTCCGACGGCGATGTCGTAGGAGAATCCGCCTCGGACGTATCCATGGAGTTGGGCGGCGGCTTCAACTCCGAAACTTGAGACGTCGTCGGCAAGGTCTTGCGTTTTTTTTTGAGCCCATCCATGTAGCCGAAGAAGTCCGATAGCAGCCGATCGGTTTCCTCGACGGTGAGCCCCGGCGTGTTTTCATTCCACGCCTTCACGCCGAACACTTCGCGCGTCAACTGCCGGATCCGGTCCTCGGCCTCGTACACTTCCTGCGGTTCGTAAACCGGTTTGCCGGCGATGACGATGTTCGTCGATCGCTTCACCTCGGTTTGCAGGTCGATCTCCGGATGGGCCCAGATCGCTCGCCAAGCGACAAGCGGATCGGTGCCGCGCTGTTTCTCGCCGTCGAAATAGCTGAAGATCGCCCGCTCCGATCCGGGGCGGCGACTGAAGAATGACAACAGCCAGGCGAGAAATGACATTACGGGGTCGAGTCTTGAATGCAGTCAATAGTGAGCGTGGCGGTCGAACCGCTGGCGTTGGCGACGTAGATTTTCGTCACGTCGACGGTCAACTGGAGCGAGTCGAGACTGTCTTCGTTCCACGCGTATTCCTTGTTGGCCTCGATCGTCAGCGTGTCGTCGGGCGAACCGCTGCTGTTCGTTTTGATCGTGATGTCCTGATCGCTCTTGATGATGAGCGACTTCACGGCCGAGACATCGATGGCGATGTTGATCAGGAACGCCGTTTGGCCATTGGCGATCGCTTCGGCATCGACGCCAGCATGCCCCGACGCCGTGTACGTGCGCGAAGTCGAGATCAGGCCCGTCGGGGTTTGGGCCCGCATTTCAATCTGGTGCGTATAAGACATTGAGGGCCTCGCGTTAAGTGATCGTGAACAGCGTGCGGGTTTGGGCCTGCGAAATTAGGTTGTAATCCGGCAGGCTCATCCAGCATTCCCAGCCGGTTTTGTATTTGCGGTAGCGCGTGCCCGTATTGAATTCAAAGTTCCGGCGGATGAACGCAAAATTGAACGTGAACGTGTCGTGAATGCCGGACAGGCGTAGAACGCCGCCGAGGGCGTCTTGTCGCACGAAACTCCCGACCGCAGGCAGGATGCCGGCCGTGCCGTTCACCTTGAACGCGCTCAGCTTGTCCATCTCGGCCTTGATGTACTTGGTGAAGTCGACGTCGAGCGAAGCAATCGCCCCCAGCAACTGCGCATCCGACGGCGGGCCGCGCAAACCGCCGTTGTCGTCGCTCTTCACTTCATCGAAAAACGGCTGAATGATCCCGGTGACACCGTCTTCCGAGAAGCCGAGCTGCGTGAGGTTGTTCGCATCGACGCCGAAGTTGACGACGATCGGACCGGATTTGAAATGCACTGGGGCGAAGGGCATCGGTCACCTCGGTTATCGGCGATCGAGCGGCAAACGTCGCGAGCCACTGGGCAGCATGCGATGCATCCGTTCGTCGATCAGGTTTCGGTTGGTAAGGTCGAGGGCCGTAGGGCCGTCAGTGTCCATCAGCCCGGCATCGGCGTCGGTGTTGTCCTCCAGGCCAATGATTTCGTCGCCGTTGCGCAGGGCCTTCAGGTGAGCAGTGACTCGATCCTCGTATTGCTTGGCGATCTCCGAGTTCGCCTTGTCCGGCCGCCGCTGAAACAGCAGCTGCACGCAGATGTCGCACTCGATTCGCTTGATGTAGTTCGCCGCCGCGCCGGTGGCTCCCTCGATCTGAGCGGTCGAGTAGCGGCTGCCGACCTTCACCGCGGCCAGGAACAACGCATGCGCGTCGTCGAGGTGCGTGCTTACAACGTCGCTCGCGAGAATCTCGGCTCGCGTCGGTTGCTCGCGGACCCCGGTGATTGGATCGTCGTCGGTGATCAGGTCACCGATGATTTGTGTGTCGCACCGGGTAATGAGGTCGGTCGGCGTCGCAAGGGACATTGAACCCTCGCGGTTATTCGATCGTGTCGGTGAACCAGAAGCCGGAGACGTCGGAGGTCACCACAACCGCCAAATCGTCGACCGTGCGGCCGTTGATGCGGCGATTGTCCGGATCGTCCTTTTCTTCGACCGTCAGCTCTTCGTAGAAGAAGGCGGTCACCGTCGAGAAGCTCGGCCCCTTCACAGCGTTGGCGTCGAGGCCGTTGGGCTGCGATACGAGGAACACGTTGCCGTCCGAGTAGGTGTACGACTTCGTGGCGCTCGAGGCTCCGCGGGCGGTCGTCACAACCACCGTATCGTCGACGTGGACCGGGATGCCGTACAGCTTGTCGGGCATGCCCCACTGTTCGTTGATGCCGGCGAGCTCGCCTTGAATCAGCTTCATCGAGTCGGGCGTACGCTTCAGGTAGTCGATGATCTCTTGCGATTCGCCGAGCCGCATGGCGGTGTTCGGGTTCATCACGAGTTTGAGATCCTTCGCTTTGACCACGCCGAGCGTGTCTTTGAAGATGACCCCCTTCGCATAGTTCAGCGACCTTTTGATGTCCTGTCGCTGGGTCGTCGACAACTCCCACGAGTCGGTCACGCCCGTGATCGTGGTGGCGTCGATCTTGTGCGACGCGGTCCAGTTGCCGGTCGTCTGCAGCACGTTGGCGATGTTCACGCCGCGGAGCGTCATCAGCTGGTGGATGTGGAACGATTGTTCCATGCCCTGGATATCCCAGTCGGCCTGCTTCGCAGCTTTGTAGCCGAGGGTCCAGTCGGGAGCGTAACGCTCGGTCCGGTAGTCGAGAAATGCGAACTTCTCGGTCCCGCTGTTGCGGCGGGGAGCGTCGGCGCCATCCGGCCAAACGAATTCGGTGAGGCTTCCGCCAACCACCCGAGCGGCGTTTTCCGCCGTGATCTTCAGGTAGTAACCCTGATCCTGGGTCACCGTCTTGTATTGCACATAGCGGTTGAACGCAAAGTCGTTCGGATTCCGCGAGTAAGAAATCACCAGGTTGCCGGTGGCCTTGTGATTCTTGACGTAGGTGTTTGATCCACCCGGGTAGACAGCGGTTCCAGCAGCCATGATTTGCTCCTCGTCTCAGCGGCCCGCTGCCGAGAAGCGTGTTTCGAATTGAAAAAACGAACGGTTGATGTGGTGAAGCGGTCGGGAGATTACGCCCAGGTGCCGGTGAAGGCGATGACGGTCCAAGTGCCGGTTTCAAAGCACTTGATGTGTAGGGTTTCGTTGACAGCGTTTGCGGCCAGGGCGGTTCCGGCCGACAGCGGCACACCATCGGTGCCCGTGATCGTTTCGGTGCCGTTGGGGTCCACTGTCAGGTTCGACGCGTGGCCGACTCGGAAACGGTATTCGAGACCGACAACGGCCGGCGGCAGATCAAACTCGACAGCGCCATCGGCGTTCTCGAAGCAAGCGCCGGCTTCGTAATCGACAACTGTCCGCGGCGAGGCCGCATTCAGCACGGAAATGAATTGATTGCCGTTGTTGTGAACGTGTGGGCGGATTTTCACTCGCGCCCGAGCCGGGCCAGTGACCGTCTTTTCGGCATCGCCCAGGCAGCCCATGCCGTGAATGCCGCGGCGGGCTTTGCTGTTCGCGTCGGCCATCACCGGATAGCCCGCGGTGACAACCACGCCAGTGCCAACTTCGACTTCGCAGGTTTCTCCCGGGCCGTAGACGCGGGCGGATTCGCCGCTTGCGGCCAGCAGGGGCGTCACACCTGGAATCGGCGCTTCGCGCGTCCCTTCATGGCCCACGCCGCACGGCAATTCACCAAAGCCGCATTTGACGACGGTGTGATTGGCGGCCGTGCTCCGCTTCACGATCAGCGACGGGGCGCAGTCTTCTCCGAAGACGAACGACGAGTTTTCGGTGGGCATGATTGCAATCCTGTGAAGGAACGTTTTGGTGATTTGAAAAATCACCGCCGCCGGCGGGCCAAGGTCAGCGGACGGTGATGGTTCCGCAAGTTGTGGCTACGCACCACAACCGGCAGTGGTCGGTTTACTTGGCCCCGGCGAGCCGCTTCTTCGCTTCGGCTTCGCACTCTTCCGGCTTGGCGTGGCGGTTTTCGCGGCGTGCGACTTCGCTGTGGTACTTGACCATTTCCTCCGCCAGCCGCGCTTCGTATTTCTCCGTGTCAGTTCGTGCGATGTGACGATCGGGCAGTTCGCCGCGCGGGATCATGGCCGAGTCTTCGAAGCGTTGACCGTACTTCTCGACGGTCGCGACATGGGCGTTGAATTGTTCGTCGCTCAGCTGCGAGCCGAGCGAGTAAAGGCAGAGCGTTCGCTCTTCGTCGAGGTCGACAACGGCCGGGAACTTGTGGGCCAGCTCGGTCAGCTTCTGCTGCCGATTGGCATCCGCCGCGCTGCGCTCGAGGGCAACCAACCGCTCGCTTTGCTTGGAAAGTGCGCTGTGCAGGGCGTTGTACTTCTCGACCGAAACGACGTTGGGGTTGTTGGCCACGGTGTTTTTCTCCGGCGGCTTGTCCGCGGGCGGCGGAGCATCGGGTTTGGAATCGTCAGGGCCCAAAAGATCGTCGAGGTCGTCTGCCGGCGGCGCGGCGGGAGTCGGCGCGGGGGCCGCGGGCGGAGCGGCAGGCGGTGCACCTGGTGCAGGGGCAGTCGGATCGGCCGGCGGCATACCAGTGGGGTTCGCCGCGGCGGCTTGTTCGGCTTCGTACTCTTCCATCATCCGCGTGAGAAACTGAAACTGCGGCGTCTGTTGCAGGGCGGCCATGATTTCGGCGACTTCGGGCATCTGCGCGTCTCCTTCGGTCGAATACTTGACCGGCTTTTTTGCGAAGGTGTTTCCGCCGCCTGGATAAGCCGCGGCAACGGTGTACTTTTCAACGGTCGCGCCGTCGATGTTCAGCAGGTCGTATTTGCCCTGCGTGTACTTGGTGGGCATGAGCAGCCGCGGCGACTCTGCACCGACAGCGGCGATCGGGTGAAACCGCATGCGGCCGTCTTTGAAGCGGAGCAGCTCGACACTGCGGTACGGCTTGCGGGCGAGTTCGTCTTTCGCGTCGATCCGGTGGAACTCATCGCTGAAGATGCCCCACTTCGGATTCTCGCGATCGAACATGCCGAGCCGTTGCAGGCCGCTGTAGCCGAGGACATCGGGTTGCTTGCCGTCGGGATCGTCCGGCGTGTGATGCGCCGTGACGGCCGGAAAGTAGCCGTTCCGCTCGTGGGTCGAGTGTTCGCGTACGATCTTCGCCAGCTCGCGGACGCCATACTTGCGCGGGTTGCCGTCGCGGTCGACGGTGTCGTGTTCGATGAAAGAGCAATGGCCTGGGGAGCGCTCAAACCGATCGGCGGTGAACTTGCTCAGGGCGACTTGCTCTTCGGGGCGTTGACCGCGAACTTTGTCCCAGGTCGACCAAACGAGTTGATTGCGTTCGTCCGGGTCGGGAACGGCAGACATCAGCGCTTTGTGGGCGCGGATGGTGTAATGCTCGTAAGATTCGGCCGGCTCGGGGGTCGGCACTTGAGCTTTCGAGATGTGAGCTGTTGCGTCCAAGGTCGGCAGTTGCTTGGCCCGCAATGCCTGTGTCCTCGGTCATTTTGCGTTTGTCGAAAAGTCTGTCAAACGCTTGCGTGAAGATAACCGCTATTGCCCCCCGAAATAGCGTCCAGAAATATCTAGGCGGCAAAACTTTTTTCTCCTTTTCTGAAAAGGACTTGCGGCTCAAAGCGCGGATCTCAACTAAGTTTGTGCATTGACACGAAATTAGAGGGCGATAACATTTGTGCGTGGTTTGAACCTCACTCACGAAAGGGCCGCCGCAATGTTTTCTCAAATCGCCTTCCAAGTTCAGCTGATCGCCAGCCTTCACGAAGTTAGCGCTAACGCAGTTGGCGAGCATGTTCATCGCCGCCGCCGCGGCGTGTGCAAGAAGGCCCGTTTGTCGCTGATGAAGCGAGGCTATTCGGAGAAAGACGCAACGCAAATCGTCCGCGATGCGTGGGATATGTGGCACCTGGAAACAATCTGCGAGTAGGATCGAAATGGACGCGATCAGCACTAATCCAGAAATCGACGCTCTGCTTGCCGCGGACTCTCCCGTTGCGATTGGCGTTTCCGGCGGCAAGGACAGCTCGGCGGTCGCACTGCTGACAGTGCGCCACCTCGACAGTATTGGCCACAACGGCCCGCGCCTTCTCATTCACAGCGACCTCGGAATGACCGAGTGGAAAACGTCCCTGTCCATGTGCGAGGGATTGGCGGAACGCCTGGGGATTCCACTGGTTGTCGTTCGCCGCGCCAAGGGCGGAATGATGGAACGATGGGAGCAGCGATGGGCCGACAACTGCGCACGCTACATCGCGCTCGAATGCGTCAAGCTCATCCTGCCCTGGTCAACGCCAGGTATGCGATTTTGCACGTCGGAAATGAAGGTCGCGCCCATCTGCCAGGATCTGTGCAGTCGGTTCGCCAAATCACTGCCAAAGAAGATCGTGAACGTTACCGGTATTCGTCGGGCCGAGAGCGATGGCCGGCAAAACGCGCCGGTTTGCAAGGCCGAACCGAAGCTCACCAGCAAATACAAAGTCAAGCAGCAGTTTGAAAAGAACGGCAAGGCGGTAGAGAAAACCGTTTGGCTGCCGTCCACGGCTGGGGTCACGTGGAACCCGAATCTGGAAATGTCAACGGAGCGGGTTTATTCCTATCTCGCGGAGAATAAGATTCCGCTGCATGAAGCCTACACGAAATGGGATATGTCTCGCGTCTCGTGCGCGCTGTGCATCCTTCAGAATCAAGCGGACCAAATCAACTCGCTGAAGAATCCCGAGCATCATCCGCTGTTCCGCCGCATGGTCGATCTGGAAGCGGTTTCGACGTTCGCCTTTCAGGGAAGTTCGTGGCTCGCCGATCGCGGCCCGCACTTGTTGGAAAACGCCGTGCTGGCTGCCATCGCATCGGCCAAGAAACGCGCTGCGTTACGTCAGGAATCAGAAAGCGTGATTCCTGATCACCTGCTGTACACGAAGGGATGGCCCACGTGCATCCCGACTGCGGGTGAGTCTGAAATGCTCGCCATGGTCAGGCGAGATGTAGCGGCTGTTATTGGGCTGGATGTTCAATACACCGATGCCGAATCGGTTCGCGAGCGATACCGCGAATTGTATGTAGCGAAGCATGGGGCAATCTAACAGCATCGGAACTATGATGAGCGAGCGAAGCCCAGCCGAGCAGATGGCGGCGGCAAAGAAACCTCGTGGCAAACGTACCTACTCGGCACATAAGCCAGCGCTGCAAAAGATGCGCGCTACCCTCGGCCTCACGATTCGCGACGTAGCGGAAGGGACCGGACTGAGCAACGCTTTCATTTGCCAAGCGGAGCGTGGGTCGGAAATATCGCTGACGAACGCGCGAAAACTGAGTACTTTTTACGGCAAACCTATCGAGGAACTATGGCCACGCGAGCAATGAAAAAACGCCCAGTGGGACGCCCTGCAAAAAAGCCCAGCGAGAAGTATAAGACGACGCAGCGGCAATTTGGCCGCGTGACGGATGATCAGTGGCAGGAGCTGAAAGACGCAGCAGCCAGGTCAGGCAAGCCGTTCACGCAATGGGCGTTGGAGATTTTGTTGCGAGCGGCAAAACGATCAAGAGGCTAGACCATGCCCAAGCCAAAAATGAAAGCCGCTGATCGGCGCTCTGTGATTTTGATGGTCCGTGTGACCAAGGCCGAGGGTAAGCGATTGCGGGCCGAGGCTAAAACGTTTGGTTATAAGCTCAGCGAACTGTTGCGGAAGAGATTGCTGGGGTGATCATGGAAACCATACCCCTCGCGATGGCGCGGCAAATCTGCCAACAGGCCGCTCAGTTACTGCGAGAGAATGACGACTTCATGCCGCCGCGCGAGTGCAGCGCAAACTTGCTTGACGCATTGGCCGCAAGACTCGGCGTATTAGAATCGCAGTTTGGAAGCGAGTTCAACATTCTCGATTTTAAGAGCCAATTGCAATGAGACTCTTCGAAAAGTGCTCTTCGCTGCTACCAGAAAATCTTAGAGAGCGGTTTCGAACGCTGTCGGCAGGCGCAACCGTTGTTGTTTCGGACGTGATTGCCGAATATCTCATCCAAAACGCGGCATTCCATCCTGGCGACTACCCGTTTTCCATTCCTCCTTGGATTCGCTGCTTCGTCGAAGCTGAAATATACGGAACAGAGTTTGGGATCCTTTGCGAAGGTAACTACATACTTGACTCA